TGAATGTATCAGGTTGAACGTTATGTGTTAATACTAACACAGGTATACTATATAGGCAAGTAATTTTGTATTTTGTGATACAAAACTACACATCCATGTCTTCTACAAGGTCTGGACATAATAAAGACCCGACCAGTTCCTTTGCATGGTTGTTATGTTCGCATAATTTATTCATCCATATTCTCTCAGATAATTCAACTTCACCATCTGTTGAAATTATACGGCAACATATATCCATAATTTTATTGCGATAATTAGTACTTAATGGCATAACTCTCCTCTAGGTTATTAATTACTAAGGGTAAAAGACGGTGCTCTGCTTGCTGAACTCTATGAGTTAACGTTTCAATATCATCATTGGAGCAGATTGGAACTACTGACTGGTCTATTATTGTACCAGAATCCAACTCTTCTGTCACGTAATGGACAGTGCATCCAGTAGTTTTGTCTCCACTTTCTAATGCTTGTTCAATAGCATTCAATCCCTTATACTTAGGTAAAAGAGATGGATGAATATTTATAATTTTATTTGGAAAAGCATCAATAAATTTTGGAGATAGTATTCTCATATATCCTGCAAGGATAATATAATCAACTCTCCATGCTTTAAAGAGATCAATCCTCTCCTCATCTTGTTTACTTTTAAGACGAACATGTGGGATACCTAATCTCTCTGATCTTTCTACAGCACCACAGTTCTTTTTATTATGCACCATCAAAACAACTTCATGATCAGAGCAGTTGTTGACAATGTTCTCGAAGTTTGTTCCGTTACCAGAACACATAACCCCTAGTCTCATTCTTGTAACTCATCTAAACGGTAAGGTGAATAATCAGGCATATCATAAGGACCATTAAGTTTCTTTTGATATTCTCTTTCATCAAGAACTTCATTGATTATTTCTTTGAGTTCTTTCTTGAGTTGAGATTCAATCAAAGGTAATCGTGGAGGATTAAATGGTGGGTAGATAGGATTACCATTAGCATCTTTAGGATATACATTATCCATGCATCCCTCAGTTGCTTCACCACTCATTCCTTGAGTGTCAATCTTTTCACTCATAAGGGTTTACCATCCTTATCAGTCAACCCCATCTTCTTTACCTGAGATAGATTAGATCGTTCTTTCTTTTTTAACTTCTTATATTCTTTTATAATTTTATCAATTTCATCCTGAGATACATTAACCTTTAACTCTTGACCTTTAAAACCTTTTCCTTCTTTCTCTATGTAATCATTGATCCCATTTTGAATCTCAGCTTCTAAAATGTCGTTGATTTGGTCTCGAAGTTCATCACTCATTTTCTTTTTTTCACCTTCTTAGATGGTGCTTTATATCCCCATTGACCAGGATTGACAGTGCCATGACCATAATCAATCTTCTGAACACAATCTTTACCATACCTATCATAATACATATCAAAAACATTCACCATCTTAGCAGAACGAGTCACATCTAAATGTGTCTCACCTTCTACTACATAGGTTACATTAAATGCATCACTAGGAAGTTTTCTATCATTTGATTTATCAAAAGTAGTTTTCTCTTGAATAATTTCACAAGAATAATCTGATGGATCAAACTTCTTCTCTGGTTTTTTTGGTGCTTCAGCCAATTTCTCCTCTTTCTCAACTTTAGTGGTCATGATCTACCACCCCAAGTAATATCTGGATATGCTTCTCTTACCATCTCATATGTTATAGCATACTTATCAGACAATTTCTTATCTTTTACAAGAATTATAATCTCTGCTTCACCTGGATGTAATCCCTCAAGCATTTGAATAAACATTGTCTCACGACGAATACCATTCAGAGTATCATTACCACCCTTCACAAAGTTATAAAGATACTTCTGCTCCTTACGAAGTGAAGTATGATCCGTTCCCTCTGGAACATCATTAGGAGTATAAGGAACATCACCTTCAGGCATCATTGACTGAACTGTCTGATCAAAGTTCCATATAAGAACAGATACCAATCCAGCATTGCGATGTTGTTTAAGTGCTTCTATCTTTGCAACTTTAGATCTTTGCTTTGTTACATAATCTAAAATCTCATGAACAAATGGATTGGGTGGTAGTTCTAGTTTCTTAGTTCTCTTCTTAGGAGTCTTTGCCACTACAGTGCTACTCTTCCTCGTCGTTTTCGGTGTTTGTGTCATAATTGTTTTCAAAACGTACTGCTAAAATTTCATCGGGTGATAGGTTACCATTTTCATCAAACATCTCTGGATGAGTATACACTATTTGGGGTGTTGTTTCATAAGAATGCTGTCTTGCCATCCATCCTATCATACCTCCTACTAAAAGTGCAAGGAACGACACAACTGTCGTTAAAGTCAAAGTAACTATGGTGGTTTCCATAATGCTCCTCCCAGAGAATTTTATTTTTTTATAATGTCCAAGTAAAAATTAACATGAAAAACAATTTCTCTATTCCAAAGTGATATTAATTTTCCAAATTTTACTTGAAATGTTTTTGGTCTTTCTGGCTTTCTCCTCCTATTACGTAACAATAATTCTACTCCCCGATTCATTTCGGGTTTGTCTTTATTTAGATTTCTTTTTTCTTCTTCCTGGTCGTCTGTCATACTGATACCTCACTGCATCTTCAAGAATACCTGCCAGATAATTTTTTATCTTTCTTGCTTGAGGTTTAGAGATATGTCCATATGCCTCACGCAATTGTTGGTGTAAGTTGTCTTTACCTCCTTTAATATATTCTTGTAGTTCTAATACTTCATCTGCAATTTCTTTTGCAGTAGAACTCTGAAGAAAAGCATCGACCTCTGCTTTCGTGGTCTTACGATATTTTAGGAACTCATAAAATTTGAGTTGCATTTTACCCACGAAAGCATACTCAATGGCATGTTCGAGCATATCGTATACATTTTCAAAGTCGTCTTTCATTAGACTAATTTTTTTTCTTTTAGGTATTGAATAGTTTCTGAACATCCACCAAGATTTGTAGCATCTACTACCACTTGAGGAAATGTTGAACCTTGACCAAATTGACCATAGAAACTTTCTCTATCGAAATCTTGATCTAATTCATAAACAACATGGTTTAACTTTGATAACTGTAGCACTTGAACTACTTTTGTGCAAAAAGGACATCCTTCTTTAGAATAAACCGTAAAATTCATGCCGTCTATGTAAAAATTTATTTAGTATTAGAGACTACAGAAGCCCAGTCTGCATCAAATAATTGCAATCCTTTATCAGTAAGAACATGATTATACATCTTCTCAAATACTGATGGTGGCATTGTAACTACTTGAGCACCAAGAGCAAAAGAAGTAGAGACTGCTTTCACTCCTCTAATAGAAGCAGAAAGAATTTGAGTTTTGATCCAGTGTTTTTGGTAGATATCAGAAATATCTTTAATTACATCTAACCCATTCACCGAGTTATCGTCAAGCCTTCCTACAAATGGTGAAACATATGTAGCACCTGCCTTTGCAGCAAGTATTGCCTGTGCTGCATCAAAAATTAATGTTACATTTACCTTAATATTATCTCTTGATAGATGAGCACATGTAAGAAGACCATCAGGTGAACAAGGAACCTTTATGGTTGCTACTTCTTGGAACTTCTCCGCAAGTCTACGACCCTCTGAGGTCATTGTTTCACTGTTTCCTACTACTTCCATACTAATGTCCCTTACACCGTCTTCAGCAAGTTCCTGGTAGACCTCTTCGGGGTCTCTACCACTCTTCCTGATAAGAGTTGGGTTAGTAGTAACACCATCTATCAGTCCTGTAGCAAAATGCTTTTTAATAATTTCGGTGTCAGCAGTATCCAAAAAGATTTTCATAAGAATAATTTAACTAGTGTATCTATAAAAAAGGGAAAAAAAAGAGACCCTTTTGTGAGGGTCTCTTGAATATAACACATTGATTGAGTTTTATCAACCAACAGAAGGAGCAGAAAGTAAAGCAACTTCTGAAGACTCTGCAGATGCAAGGTCTAGAGGGAAGTTGTGTGCATTTCTTTCGTGCATAACTTCCATTCCAAGGTTTGCTCTGTTTAGAACGTCACCCCAAGTAGGAACAACCTTACCTGATGCATCAACAACTGATTGGTTGAAGTTGAATCCATTTAGGTTGAATGCCATTGTGCAGATACCCATAGAGGTTAACCATACACAGATAACTGGCCAAGATGCTAGGAAGAAGTGAAGACTTCTACTGTTGTTGAATGAAGCATATTGGAAGATAAGTCTACCAAAGTATCCATGTGCAGCAACGATATTATAAGTTTCTTCTTCTTGTCCGAACTTGTAACCATAGTTCTGAGAATCTAACCCAGTTGTTTCTCTAATAAGAGATGAAGTAACAAGTGAACCGTGCATAGCAGAGAATAATGCTCCACCGAACATACCTGCAACACCAGCCATATGGAATGGATGCATTAGGATGTTGTGCTCTGCTTGGAATACAAACATAAAGTTAAATGTTCCAGAAATTCCTAGAGGCATACCATCAGAGAATGAACCCTGACCGAATGGATACACAAGGAATACTGCGAAAGCAGCAGATACAGGTGCAGAATATGCTACACAGATCCAAGGACGCATACCTAAACGGTATGAAAGTTCCCACTGTCT